ACGAAAAGACTGTCCAAGTTGTCAATAAATAAAAAATATGATACTATTTAAAAACGACAAATACAAACTAAACTATTTGAGGTAAACCCTTTATATACCCTTTTAAAACTCTTTTATTTTTAAAAAAATTTTGTTACATTTAGATATGAATAAAACAGTAAAAAAGGAGTTAAACATGAATTTAGATACTTATTTAAAAGAAAATAACTTTGAGAAAAAAGATCTTACAATATTATTTAGTGTTGGTTGTTTATTAAATGTAAAAAATGGTGATACATTTCCAATGATGGATGATGACACTTTTGATTTTGAGGATAATATGAATTTAATAACTGAAGAATTTGATGAATACTGGTGGGAAACTTTAGCTTCTTGGAATGGTGATAAAGCTATTGTACTTGATACAATAGAAAATCTTAAGAAAAAATAGGTTTAAATGTAGAAACCAATCAGCCCCTTAAATGGGGCTTTTTGGGTATAAGAATAAAATAAAAAAAGGAGTTAAACATGAATTATAAACCTGTAAGGATTTCAAGCAAAGACTTAGACAGAAAAGTAAAAGAATTAAATATTGCTAGGGGATTTGAAACTAAACCTATGAAATGGTGTAAGAAATCAAACAAAATGGTTTCTATACCTAAAGTTTATTACATTGGAAAAGCATATGGTGGCTACAGATTAGAACAAATTGTAAATGTTGGAGGTGGGTGCAAAGACATTACAAAAAGAACTACTAAAAAAGAACTTTATGAAATGATTAGTATGATGATTATTGGGTATGCCTTAGCTTCTAAAGACAATATTTACAAAAAATACAATGTCAAACCTAATAATTAATATCTAATAACAAATAAAAAAGCCTCAGTTAATTTTGGGGCTTTTGTGTATATAGTACACACCAGTATGCTTATATATTTTAAATAGCATACACCACTATACTACTTTACTTTTTAAGTCATATATCACTATTTTATAAAACATCCTTTTTATTTTAAATTAAACCAATATTTTTTTAGGAGTACATTATGCCTTATCATTATGGTGGAACAAAGAGCAAAAAGAAAAAGAAAGGAAATAAGAAAAAGAAAAAGATGAAGTTTGGCAAAAGAAGATAATGCAAATAGTAGAGTATAAAACCTCAGACATTA